GTTAGTGTTAATTATTGTACCCTACAAATATATACTTTTAATTAATATATTGCAAGCAATTCACAATAAATTTTAAAAAAAGTATCAATTCTACCCCCTTCTCACCTTCTTTAAAACCATGTAACGTTCAAAACCTAGCTATTAAACCAACTTTGTGGCAAATAATGATGATGAATTTTAAAACACTTCTTTATGAGCTTTCGCACGGTGAGTGGTTAATGTCCTTAGGGCATTTAAACCAGTTGCGTGATAGCATCCTTACAGGCGTTACTTCAAAGCATACTATGAGCCAGACCCAGCAGGAATATAAACGTCCAGAGGCTATTGACTGTATTTCATTTTACAATGAAGATGGGGCTCGCGTCAATGCGCGCAATGTTAATGAAATACCTGAAGGTAGCGTTGCGGTTGTACAAGTTGTAGGTGGAATGATGAAGTACGGTAGCTGGTATATGATAGGCGCTGATGAAGTTATAGCCCAGTTAGATTTTGCAAATAATTTGCGAAATGTTGCCGCTATACTAATGTACGTAGATGGTCCAGGTGGAGCAGTTGCCGCTATTGCTCCTTTTATTGAATTTGGCAAACGCAAACGCAAGCCTGTAGTGGCTGTTTGTGACAATGCACTTTCCTTGCATTTTTGGATGGTTCACGCGGTGGCAGATCACGTGATGGCAGACAATATTATTTCAGCAAGATTTGGAAGTACCGGCGTAATGAGCTCCTGGATGGATTTCAAAAAATACTGGGAATCTTTAGGCATAGAAGAACACGCTGTCTATGCAGATGAGTCTACTCATAAAAATGAAATTTGGCGCATTATGGATAATGATCCAGTTAAGGGCGAACGTATGTTAATTGATATGCACCTATCCCCTACTGCAAAGATGTTTCAGGATTTTGTTAAAGATAAAATGCCGCAAATGAAACAAAGCGTAGAAGGTGTAATGACCGGTCGAACCTTTGGGGCTCAAGAAGCACTTGCTAATGGAATGATTCACAGCATAGGTAGCCTACAAAAAGGGATGGAAATGGCGCAAATGCTAGCAGAAGTAAATAATAACTAGAGTATAAATGAATATTAATTATAAATCCTAAGTAAAATGAAAAGATTGAAAAAAACAATCGCACAGGTAAAAGAGCTCTTAGGGATTGATTCAATCCCATTTGAAAACGGAGCCTCAAACTTTGCGCCAGATGAAAAAGCCAAGCTTGAAAAAGCGATGGGGGCACAGCTCACTCAAAAAGTGATTGATGCCATTGACAAAGAAGCTAATACTATTTTAAAAGAGCAAGGCGAGAATACCGTGCTTACAGAAATTGAGGCAGAGCTTGCAGAGGCTTTAAAAGACACTAACATTTCCGCAGATGAAGCCGTGCAAATAGCTACAGATGCAAAAAAAGCAGACCCCACAGCACCAGACGCAGAGACTATTTCTCTAAGCGAGAAAGTGCAAAAGCTATCTCAGCAATTAATTGAAGAGAAACGCAAGAGCGATGCCCTTGTAGCAAAACTGATTGAAGATCCGGAAGGCGATGCTCCAGTGGCTAAAGGCATTGTTAAAGAAACAAATGTTATGAAACACAGCAAGACACACCTTATGGCTACTAATAATGCCTATGATGCTTTTGATGGACGTACATGGAACCAGCGCGCAGCAGGTATCACAAAATCCTTTACCGACTGGGCAGGAGATAACGGCGTTAGTGTAGGCAAGTTAAATCAGGATATGGATCACTACTTTAGAGAAAATCCTGAGTCTATCAGCTCTTACATCTGGGATATGTTTGGACTTCCTGCAAATTGGAAAAAAATACCTAACATAACGCACGAGCGTGCCACAGCGACTATTACGACTAAGGAGATCACTCAGGGGCGCAAGTTGCCTTGGTTGCCTAAAAACGAGCAAGAAATTGAGCCAGAGATTGGCCGTATTTTTCCAGTACAAATTGACGCGCAGTATGTGGGTCAAATGTTACAGGACCTTGAGGAATCTTGGTTAAGTAAATTTGTAGGCGGAGGCTCACAGCCTTATAAAACTAGTTTTGTTGCTTACTTAGCAGGAGAGCTTAACAAGCAAGCACGTATTGAAGATAGAATTAGTTCTGTTTTAGGAATACACGTTAAAACACCCAATGGTGCTACCTCTCCAGGTTTAATGTTAAGCCGTCAGGATGGTTTATTATTCCAAGCGTGGAAAGCTATTTATGTAGATAAAAAGGTGAAGACAAAAAACATTGGCACACCTACATCTATCAACATATTAGACCACGTGCGTGATATTATTGAAAAGAATTTACCTCGCACAGTGAGAGATACGCGTATGCCTTTAGAGCTGTATATGTCTGCTCATTGGGCAAGAGCATATAGTGATGCTTACAGACGCAAGCACGGTAACGAAACAGATTTTGATGGCAACACAATGTCTATTCAAAACTTTAGCAATATCAAGATAGTTGTGCTAGATGACCTTGCAGAAACAGACTTTATGTTTATCACAGATCCTAAAAATGTTTCTATTTTAGAAAACATTCCTGCGGAAAAGTCTATGTACCGTTTTGAGTACCTATTGCGTATGATTTACATTTTAGGCGACTACAAGCTAGGTATTATGTTTGATCACTTAGGCCGTGAAATTGCAGACAATGACCCTCGTGCTTTTTCATTGCAAATGTTATGGACTAACGGTGTACCTCCTTTTCCTGCAGAGCGTTTTGTACCAGTATTTGACGATACCTCAGGTAAAGTGAAAATCAAGTACCCTAACCTTCAAGTAGTATCTACGTGGAATACTGATATTACAGAAATCACAGGCACTAAGGCTGGGATGGTTGTAAAAATCAAAGGAGATAGCACTTTAGCCGCCGCTCGCAATGTAAAGCGTAACGCTAATTTATTGCTTACAGCTACAGACTTCCCGCTTAACACAGGTGGTACACTTACACTATTTGTGCAAACAGATGGAAAGTTAAAAGAGTTGAGCCGTACCTCACAGCCAGACCTTATAGTGCAGGAAGATGTAACCTTCAACACTAATATAATTGATGCAGGACAAGGAAGCGACCAGATATTTAACGGTACCACAGTTACTACTCTAGCCGAAATTATAAACGGTAACGAAGGCCAAGAGTTGAAGTTGACACAAACGTCAACCACAGCGCTTACCATTAACAGTGTGGCAGGAAACTTACAAGTAGCTAGTGAAGCTGTACTTGATGCTGTAAATGATACAATATCATTTGTAAAAGTGGACGGTGTATGGATTGAAACATCTAGAACCATAGCCTAATTAATAATCTAAGTCCCGTTAGGCAACTAACGGGACTATTTAAAAACTAAAAATTTATGTTACGTTCAGTATATAAAAATAGAAGTGATTTTAGCCCAGGAGCGGCAACGCCAAAAGCTCCTAACGTTACTATCATTTTAACAGACGATTTAGTAAGCACTCCAGATAGAAACGCTGGTGGTGTCCTTATGGAAGGGAATTTTGTATTTAAACCGGGTACGGGTCCTTTACAATGCTACATGACGGCTTCAAAACAAGCACCCTCTTTTGAAGGTGAAGGCGAAGAAGATTCAATAAGTGTAAAGCACAAGTTTGATGGGATGCACCCTGGTGATGCGCTTGAAATTAATGAGCTAGTGCAAGGTTTAATGGGTCAAAATGTAATTATTATTTATGGTAGTTGCTCAAACACTATTAAAAAAGTGTATGGTACGCCCTGCGCGCCACTACAGTTAAAGCCTAGCTTTGTTGCTAATAATGATATGACAGGTCACACACTTGTTTTTGAAGCATTTCAAAAAACAAAGTATCTACCAGGTCATTATTTAGGCGAGTTACCTACGGGTAATCCTACGGCTGTAGTAGGTGCTGCTGTTGAACTTTCTGTAGCGGATGGTTTCCAATACAAACTAGCGCCATTTGCAAGCACAGCAAGTATCACAGCCGAAAATACAGACTTACCAGCAGGTACCTTTGTAACGCTTATAGGTGGTGGTGGTGCAAACCCAGCTACTTTAGCCACAGGCGCAGGTAGTGGGGACAATGCAGATGTATTGCTTAGAGGCGGTGCAAACTGGATAGCCCTAGACGGTGCAACCATTGATCTAGAAGTATTTGATGACGGTACTACTACGCACTTAATAGAGCGTAAAAGAAGCTAGTAATAGCAGTTTTTTGAGTTAGTTGTTAGGAAAGCAATGCCTGTTATGGGCGTTGCTTTTTTTCATGTAACAAATAAAGGTGTATATCATAATTACATTTGAAGTTATAAGCAATAACTCTATAAAATTTTTAGTATGAAATCAACTGTTTTAAAAGTACTGAGAGATACATCTCTTACTACTCCTAATAAATACAATGCTTTGATGGAGCTGTTAAGCAACACTACGGAGGCAAATCCTGTTTCCTTACGCTCCTACAATCAAGCAGGTGCAAATGAGCAAACCATCGCACTAATCACTTATGACCTTCAAAAATTTTACGGCATTAAAGATGCAGAGCTTCGTCCTGGGTATATTGATCCTTCTAAAAACCTGAAAGCGGTTAAAGCAGCATCAACGAATGCGCAAATTAGTGACGATGCTATTTTAGGATTTGACCTAAAAAACGCAAATTACCACAAGGACTTAAAACCTTTTGCCCTCGCCCTTGCCCTAGCTAAAAATATTGAATTGCCAGATGCTAATTCAAAAACCCTTATTGATTTTATACAAGAGCAACAAAACAGCCTTCAACCAGCTCCTGATTTTGTAAATCCATTTACAGATGCTTCTATTGAGGCAAAGCAAGGATTAAAGCTTAGAGATGAGTTTCCTTTTTTAAGCGACCCTAACGCTCCTATCAAGTTAAAAGGACTTGTTACAGACAAGCTCACGGCTTTTTATGCTGTGCTAGATGCGCGCAAAGAGTTGTTTGGGCAACTAGATGAGCAAGGAAACCTTATTGAGGACGCACCGCTTAACGAAGAGAGAGCTTTAGATCTTTGCAAAAGTGCTGTTGAAAATTTTGAGTTAAATCAGTTGATTTATGACGAGCTCAACCACTTTAAAGAACACGGTATCATTTTAGGCAAGCACCCTGTTTTTGCAGCCGAAGTGCTACAGCGTGAGGTTGACGAAATGAGCGACAATGATGCCCACAAGGCAATTAGAACTATTAACACCTACATTTCAAAAGAAAAAAAGAAACTAGCCAGCGCTAAGACAGATGAATCTACCATAAAAATCCAGCAAGTAATTGAGGGACACGTTACAAAAATTGACTTACTAAAAATCAAGCTAGGTCTTGAAAAATAAATTTTTTGATACTAAAGAGGTAGATAAAAATGTATCTACAGGCAAGGCTTCAACAATGTATCGCTCACAATATTTATTAGCGCATTTTGAAAAGCTTTCAAATATTGAAAAAGAATTAACAAGGTTACCTTCAGAGGAGGAGTTTTTTTTTCTTCAAACTGAAAAACAATTTAACGCCTTTACCTTTATTCCTGCGGTAGCAAAAGTACACAGCATTCGTCATTTATACGCCTGTACATATAGTTTGAGCCGTAGAACCATTGAAGCCCTCATTGAACTGCACGACAAAGGGTTGATTGAAGCAATCACGTTAAGTATTAGTGATAGTTTAATTAAAAGAAACCCAAAAACGGTAGACCTTTTAGTCGCTCAAATATCTAGCCGTGCAAATATTAAGGTGTTATTTACTTGGAGCCACGCAAAAGTTGCGCTTTTAGAAACAAATGAAGGCTATTATGTTATTGAAGGAAGTGGTAACTGGAGTGAAAACGCTCATTATGAGCAGTATATTTTTGCAAACAGCAAATCACTTTTTGATTTTAGAAAAGAATTATTCACCGCCGTGAAAGTTCGCTATATAGCAGACACAAACGGCCTTAAACAGTTGTAGTATGAAAGTAGATGCAAAAAAAGTAATGGATTCAAAAACAGTTCAAAATCCATTTTTACCACAAAACATGGTGAAATCAGTAAAAAAATTCCCTGCGGAAACCCCTGTTAGCGCAAAAAAGAAATCTAAACGATCTCCTGAAAAGAAAAAGTAGTAAGTCTCTTAAAAAAACATCCAGTGCTTTATTATAAGCAAATTCACAACGCAAAACTATGAGTTTAACGGAAGAAGAATATGAAGCTATTGAAGATCTTGCTGGCTGCAATTATGGACCCAACAGGATAGCTAAGTATTTAGGGGTAGATATAGCTTCATTTATGAGCGCTTGGTATAATTCTGAAAGTGAGGTACGTAACCGGTATGATAAAGGGCAATTGCAAAGTGAGTTTTTAATAGCTCGCAAACGTAAAGAAAACGCAGAAAAAGGAAACCTCACCGCAGACCAGCAACATACTAAGGAGCTAGAGCGTAGACGTAATGAAGATATAAAAATGCGCCTTCTATACGGAGGCGCACCTATTATTCCTATATAATGAATGTACAGAAAGCAGTTGAAAAACTAGACATAGATGCTATTATAGAATTTAGGGACAGTGGCACAATCACTAATGTCCCTGAAGAAGTAGTTTTGTACCTTCAAGAAATGTCAAAGGTGCACGGGATGATTTTGAGAAACGATCAATATGGGGGTAGAGATGCTGTTATTAATCATTTAATGAAATTTGATGGATACAGCCAATACCTAGCCTCAAAAATTTATAACGAAACCACAGAGTATTTCTATACTGGCAGAGAAATTTCAAAAGAAGCTCACAAAAATAGATTAGCAGACCTGATGGAGCGAGGCATAAACACCGCCCTTGCCCTCGCAAAAGACAGTAGAGATATAGTGATGGCTATTGGAAAGATTCCAGAAGTAGCAAAATTACTAGATTTAGACAAAACAGATGCAGAGCTTTTTCCGCAGTCTCTTTTATCTCGCCCTATAAAACTATACACATCTTCTGCGGAAGATTTAGGAATGCCCAAAATAGATCGTTATGCCCTAGGTGCTATCATTGACAGTTTACCAATGATTAGTGATGCGGCAAAAGTAATGTGTAAGCGAGACAGCCAATTATTACCCGTTAAATTTTTTAGAGATGATAGACCTACAGAATGATGCCGTAGAGGGCAGGTATGCAAGTTGGGTAAAGCAAGGGATTGATTTTATTGCGCCTAAAAATTTGATGCTCGTAGCGGGACGTGGTACTGCAAAAACTACAGACATATTAGCGGACAGGTCTATTGATATCAATTATGATATGCCCCGCTCTATGCTCGCCCTTGTGAGCGATACATACGTCAATAGCTTAACAAACATTGTTCCTTCATTACTGGAAGGATGGCGAGAGCGCAAAGGATGGATAGAAGGCATCCATTATGTTACAGATGAACGCCCGCCCTCACACTTTGCCACCTGTTACAGGCCTGTTATTAATTATAAACATACGATATCCACCCACACAGGATGCCTTTTTAGATTGGGCAGTCTTGATCAAGCTTCCTCACTTGCGGGTGGTTCGTATCAACATATATTTGGCGATGAGTCAAAGTATTTAAATCCTAAAAAGTTAAAGACATTAATGCCTGCCCGTCGTGGTTTCCCTGAGGTAGCACATTCTATTTATTACAGGGGATTGACCTTTACAACAGATATGCCCAATGTGGTAGAAGGGGATTATGACTGGATACTCAATCACGAAAAAAATATGGATATTGAGCAAATAAAACTAGCCTTGCGCGCTGGTTCTGTGCTCAATGAAATACGCAAGGAGTTTTATACGGCTTGCGAAAAAGGAAAAGATCAAAATGCCATTTCAAAAATTCAAAAAAAGTACACTCGCTGGTATGAGCGTTGGTACAGGTCAAGGATAGACAGCACCTTTTTTTACATGGTAAGTAGTTTTGCAAACGCAGATATTTTGCAACCTGGTTACTACAAAGATGTTTTAGAGAGTGATGGTATTGAGGAATTTAAATCGTCCATCCTAACCTTAAAGCCCACGGTAAAACCTGGGGAGCGTTTTTATATCAACCTAGGCAAGCACCATTTTTATGATGATGGTGTGAACAATCAATATTATATTGACAACTTTGGACTTTCAGACAAAGTAAGGCATACAAGCTATACGCTCAAGTATGTAAACCCAAAAGAGGAGCTTGACGGCGGTATGGATTTTGGCGATATGATGAGCCTTGTCATAGGTCAAGAAATGGGTAGTTATTATTATTGCCTTAAAAATCATTACACCTTAGCCCCTGAAAACCTAAAAGATTTAGCCAGGCAGTTTATAGATTTCTGGGAGCCACACCCTACAAAGGTGTTAAATTTGTTTTATGATCGTAGTGGAAACCAGTATCACAAAATACGCCGTGATATGGCTAGTGAATTCAAGGACCATATAGAAAATTATGACGGCGCACACACAGGCTGGACAGTAAATTTAATGAGCGAAGGGCAGGAAACCATTTACCATCAGCAGGAATTTGATTTTGCTAAAAAGTTAATGGGCGGATATTATGATGCTTTACCACAGCTAAAAATTGACCAGTACCAGTGCAAAGAGTTAAAGGCTAGTTTAGAGCTAGCAAAGCAAATTATGGCGCGCCACGCACAGACAGGTAGTGCCTATCTTAAAAAAGACAAGAGTAGCGAAAAGCTACACATAAGCAAGTTGCCTATGTTTTCTACAAATATGAGTGATGCGTTTAAATATTTGATGTACCGCCCAGATTGGGTGCGCTTATCTCTCAGAGAGGAAAAACAAGAATGGAGTAGCCCTGAGGTTATTAGTGGGGATTAATAAAAAAGAAAAAAGAAATCCCGAACTTCGCCCGTAAGGGCGAAAATTCGGGAGCGAATTTTGAAATAAAAAAATAGTTATTTAAGTAGGTTTCGTTTTACTTTCGGACTATTACCAATATTGGACGTTAAGCGTTTTCAGGTTTTTTTTTACGAGGTACATCTCAAAAGCCGTGATACAAAATTCATCCTCTTGCGCATCTTTAAAAGGTGTATTCGTTAAAATCGTTTTGCTGTGGATTTGCTTCCTCTATAAATTTTTGAGCTATTGCTTGTGATTTATCAAAAGCTTTGCCACATTGTTTTTTAAAAAATGTATAGTCTCTCATATTAAAAAGTGCCGTAAATCCTTTTGAGTTTAAAATTTGCTTTACTTGATTTGAGAGTAAAAAAGCTGTATTTTTGTTTTCTATATTTTTGTTGGTCATAACGAGAATATTTAATTGTTAAGCCCCTTTGCACCGTGAAATGCATAGGGGCATTTTAATTTTTAGATACTGTAGTTTAAAATTGTTTTTTCGCTTTCAGACAAAAAACGCTCTATGATTTTTGTGACTACCTCCGTAACTTCCTCCACTACTTGTGAGTTGCTAATATCTAAACTAAATCCTTTAGCGTTTGAAAGTGTTATTTTCTCCTGCGTGCCATCACTACTTAATATAAATTTCTCTAGTTCGTCTTTCTTTTTTTGAAGAAACTCATGTTTATCTGCAAGGATTAGCATGTTTTGCATTTTTTTAATTCTCCCCTCTGCTGTTGGATTTAAAATATCATTAAGTTTAGTCGTGGTTTTTTCTACTATTGCCCCAGTGACCTTTTCTTTTGATACATTAGTACTTTTGTTTTCCTTAATACTTGGTTTTAAGTCTTTTACCTTTGTTTCCATAATATATGTTTATATGATTAATAATATTAAAGATACACAATATTAGTCAATCTGACTAATATAATAACAATAAAATAGTAAAAAAAAGCATTTTTAAAAATCAATGTTTTCGTTTAAAAAACGTGTCTTCTTGGGTTTATAAAAAAAAATAAAACTGTAATGTTTTAAAAATCAAGACACAAACATTTAATAATTAAAAATTATTAAATGTTTTGTCTAACTCAC